CATGTCTAAAAATTTGTAAAAATGCATCATTTAAATCATCAGCTGGATATACTATGTGTTTTGTTTTATTATATTTTTTAAATCCTTGATTTAACAATATATAAACTTCTTTTGTTGGCTTATATTCTAATAATTGTTTATAAGCACTTTCATATCTACCATTATCAATTAAATTAATAACATATGTAGCATCAACTGTTTCATCAAATAGTCCTTTATCAAATTTAAATTTTTTAAATTCATAACAATTTAAATTATAATCAAGAATTTTTAATAAATTATCATTTATTTTATAATCCATTATTATTTAATATAAAATAAATTTTATCAACTAAATATCAAAATCAACTATAATATTTTTAAATTCTTTTTTGTCATTTAATTCTATATTTTTATCAGAAATATTTTTATTTTCTTCAACATCAGTTTTTAAAATTTTATAAAAATGGTTAATATTACAACATTTTCCTTTATTACAACAATTAAATTTTATATATTCAGAATCATTTAATTCACCTATAAAATTTTGATATAATAATCTATGTAGTGCAAACTTTTTACCATTATAATAAAAATTAATATAAGAACTTTTATCATCATTTTTGATTGTAGTTATATAACCATTCCACAAAGAACATTCTTCATTAAAAATAGATTTCGTTAAGTATTTACTAATTCTTTTTAAATCATTGTATAAAAGTTTTTTTTCAATTATGTTTTTCCTTTGTTTTTGAATTAATTCAATTAAAATTTTATCATTTTCCATTATATTTCTATAAATAGTTATATAAATTTATTTCATAAATAATAAATTGAGTATATATTTTTTGGTATAGTTGTAGAAGAATCAAAATCAAATTTTAGAAAGATTGTTTTATTTAAATTATTTTCTTGTGTAAATTTTTTAATTGTTTCATTATTAACTGGTATTTCACCTTGTAGAAAAATATATTTAACATTAGAATAATTATCATATACAATAATCGGAATTGGTATCATATGACTTAATATATATAATTCAACTTTACCATCTGTATTAAATGATGTTTTTCTAAATTTATTTAATGTTGATTCAAAAAAATTTATATCATTTTTAAAATATTTTTCCAAATATTTTTTTATTTCTTGATCTCCTTTATTTAAATTATTTTGAACAAAATCTATTATATTAGCCTTGAATAAATAAGTTAAATTTGTTTGTAATTCATTTAAATATCCCAAGTTTCTAGATTCAATATCATATAATGGATTATTAATCCAATAATATGAATTAACATATGCTCTAATAATCGAATCTTTATTAGGTGTAATAATTTGAATAAATTGTTTACCTAGTTCAATTAATTCTGGATAGGTATCTTCGACAATATCTCCAAACATTTTAGACAATTGTCTTTTGCCAATAGTAGGAATTTTATCCTTACCAAATAATTCACTCATTAATTTATTAATATTAAAATTAGATGATTTAATAATTTTTTGTCCATTTCTATTGGTATATTGAGTATAATCAACAATATCAGAAACATAATAATTAGATTCTTGAATAATTTCTTTAAATTTAATACCGTCTTGAATCATTTCTTCTATAACTTTATTAACTGAATCTATCGCTATATTTTCAATTAGTTGTAATTTACAGGTATCATTTTGCCATATACAATGATGATTAATATTACATTTATCTTTTGAAGTATTTATTTCACAATAATCACGAACATTAGAAAGTAAATAATTTTTTAAATCAGGAATATTTTTAACTAAAAATGCCATTAAATCATTATTTTTTGAACCTCCTTTTTTTTCTTTATCGATAGATAATTTGTATTGAGTACTAAGTTTTGGATCAATTATTTGAAATAATATTTTTCTTAATTCATGTTTTTTATCTTTTTTATTTAATTTTACATTTCTAACTATACCTATGATTTTATCTTTAATTTCAGGATTTTTCTCTAAAAATAAACTTAATTCTAATCTATATAAATTATAAGTTTCTGTCATATAATTATGTTCTTTTACACTTTTATTTCTATTATCATAAATATTTTGATTATCCCAGTTAATAATTTCCTGATTTATAGTTTCTTCTAAAGGTTGAAATACAATTGATAATCCTAATTTTTTAATATCTTTTTCATCTACTGTATTATTTTCTATTGGAACAGTTAAACCATTATTTAATAATACAGATATTATTCTTATTTTCGAATCTATTTTTTTATCATAAAATACCGATTTAACAATATATTCTAAATTTAATATCTTATTTAAATTTTCTAATATTTTAATAGTATTTGCTAAACTTAACCAAGCTACTTTACTATTTTTTAAATTAGCGAAATTATAATCATAATTTATTCCGGATGGTCTTGTTGGTAATACTATACCATTATCTAATTCTAAATATTTACATTTGTGCCTATCATCAATATATTGTTTACGAACTTTAAATTTTGATTGAGATAATTTTTGAATTATATTTTTAACTGTAAGACTATTATTTGATGAAATTTCATTGATTAAAGAGTTAATACAACTTTTAGAATGATATTTTTTTAATTCATTTATAATTTTTTCTAGTGGACCTTTAGAATTAAAGTATTTTTGTAAATTTATCTTTTTATTTACTTTCTCATCTTTTTGTACTCTATAAATTGGAAAATAATATTTGTCTTCTCTTATTAAAATTACAATATCTCTATCTTGATTAAGATAATTATAATTTTCATTATTTAAACATTCTAAATAATATTTTTCTTTTATTTTTTCTTTCTCTAATGCTTTTTTAATAATAATAGTTTGTTTACTCAAAATAAAATAATTAATACCTCTTGGTGAAATTACACCAGGTATAGCTAATAATTCACCAACAGTATCATATTCTAAATAATTAGATGTATTTAAATATTCAATATAATTTTCTTTAGTTTTAAATGATTCTATTATATCTCCATTATTCAAATATGTAAAAAATTTATTATCTTTATCTTTTTCCATAAACTTAACCATTGATTCAATTAATGTTTCTACAGACATTTCATAAATACTGGATAAAGCTATTAGAAAATGATAGTAATCATGCTTTACAGTATACTTAAAAAAATATCCAGATTTTGATTCTAATAAATAATGATTTTTAATTTTTTGATCATGATTCCATATTTTATTAAAAAATATATCCAAATATTTTGGTAAATAAATAAATCTTCCTTCTTGAATTTTATTTGTATCTTGTAAAATATATAATTTATCTCCAAGATTTGAACTTAAATTTTTATCAGACTTTTCTTCTTTAGTTTTTTCACCAACACATTTTAAAAAATAATTTTTCTTCTCCTTGTTAGCTCCTACTGAATGATCTTTTTTAAAACAACAAGGCATACATAAATCACTGGGATTATTACCTCTTGCTAAAAATCCAATATACATATGCTCCTGATTTTCAGATGGATCACATGTATAAAAATTATAAGTATTATTTTCACCTTGAAGTTTAACAGCTTTAATTATAGTTTTATAAACCTTACCTTTAATTTTCATTTCGACAGCTTTTTCATAAAATCCAGTTTGTTTATTCAATTTATAACCATTCTTAATTAATTTTTCAAGTTGATCTCCAGGAGTTAATTCTGGTCTACGTTTTTTATCATTTCCAGAATTTTGACAAGAACGGGTCCATTGATTTTGACCTTTTTCTGGTTTAAAACCTAAACGAGCTTTATCTAATGATGTTATTGATTTAACAGTTTTAATAGTTGTATCAAAATCTACTATTTCAATAACTTTATTGCGTCTTTTAGCAATTTTATTTAAATTTTTCAACATATCTTTAAGTTTCTGAAATTCTTTCTTTTTGTATAAATAAGTTTCCACATATAGATAGATTAAAACTTTCATAAAATCAATAATTTCCTCTAATTGTTCTTTATTACGAGCACCAGTAATTCTTATTTTATAGCGTTCTTTATCACGACCTTGAATATCTATACCGATACCTGGAGGTTTTGATTTTGGTAAGCTTTTTAGTTTTTTTAATAATTTTTTAGATTTTTTAATAACTTTACTATATTTTTCTCTTACATAATCTAATTCTCTAGCTGCAACATCTCCAGTTATATTAAATTGTTTAGAAATTTCATCTATTAATTCTCTATCATTTAATTCATAATTTCTCAAAAAATAAAGTATTCTCAAATGCATTTTAGTTCTATTTTCATATTTACTAATACGTTTATATCTTAAATATGTACCATATTTGGAAGTTTCTTCAATATCTTCTT